AAACCATAGCATTTAGACCATATGTCTAAACCATAGCACTTAAACCACAATAGGATAAAATACAATGTCATTCTTATATGATAACTTAATCTCACATCATGCAGCTAAGATTAAAGAAAGCATGGATTATAAAGAAGTAATAAATGCTAGACTATATAATATGCTAATTGTACGGTCAGCATTGTTATCACAAGACTTATATGAATTAGATAAGTTACGAGAGGAACTTAAAAGTGTGTTCTATGACCCTAACTCACTTCATTATGGTGATAAGTATGAGTTGAAAGAATTAAGAGATAAGATAGAAACATCTAAAGCGTTCGTGAAACTTAATCAAGCTAGATTAGGCTTTGTACTAGATGAGATTGTGTTAGTTACATTGTGAATGAAACAACGCTTGACATTCACCCCTAACTTATGGTATAATTGGGTATTCACTGGAGACTGTAGCAAGTATCTTGTGGATACCTTACTTACACTATTAAAGATACTATTAAAGATACTATCAAAGATACTGTCAAAAATAGAAGGAACATTGAAATGGAACTTAATATACTGAAACTTCTAGCTGGTCTAACTCTTACTTTCACTGTGATAATTGTCTTAATCTATATAGCATTGAAAAGAGAGAAGAGAAACAATTACAGACAGAAAGAACTTGCGCTTTCCACTCAGAAACACAGGAGATCACAGTATTCTAAATCATACGGTATAGCAGATGTGAGAACCTTAAAATCTCCCTTATGATATGACATGACGTAGTATCAAGTCACGTAACATAATTGAAGAGTAACTGAAAATGAAACTATTCTGCCCGCTCAGCGGCACAAGTTACACAGTAGATATAGGATATGGCCATGGACAAGCACCGCATCCTATATTTTATATCCCCCTTAAGTCCTTGATCTATCAACACTTAGACAAGTATTGTGACGGGTCTTTATCATCTCAAGAGGTACACTTATTTGGTTGTGCCTTGTTACATAAACTACCTATTATATGGGAGTCACCGCTAGATTTCATGCAGTCTAGCACTCAATTACATGAGACTTGGAGAAAGAATATAGAGAAACTTGCAACTATATGCTTAAAATATACTCATATAGAAGATTCTTCCTTACCCCAGTATAGAATAGATAAGAAAAATAGGGACTTAAACAATCTCAAAATATATCTTGCATCTATAGATGAAGCAGTTGCAGAACTATCTTATGACGAAGATGACCCGGAGTATCTTACTCATCCTGTCCCAACCTACATACAACAGAACGCGGAAGAAGTTATATTAAAAATGCTTCGCGGTTCTATGAGTAAGGTGGAGAAGAAAGAATCTTTCCCAAGACTCATGGCAGATTGGGCCGCGACTACTGGTAACTTCCCTACTACAGAAATAGTGGTAGCAATAACTAAAGGTGAGGAAGAAGTAACTACCATAAGAAAGCATTGGAAAAATATAGTATATCTTACGTTCAAAGCAACAGATCCTATAGATTTACTATCTTCTCAAGTAACTCCGGGAGATATGGAAGAACTTATTGAACACTGTGAAGTTAATATAGAAATAGGAACCATACATTCCCTTGCATTGCTGAGGAAACTTAGGGAAGTGAAGTCGATACTTAAAGAGTTTAAGTCACCGGCACCTAGTGCAAGTATGACTATTGCTAAATCTTATGTAATCACAGCAGACTTTCTAAGTGGTGAGTTACTGGGGGGTGAAAATGAGACTAAGTTCACAGTTGATCGACCAAAAGTTACAATCCCTGAGAAAGAGCCGCTGCGTAGAGACTACCCAAATACAGCAGCATATTTAAGGGCGAGAATTGCATGGAACAAGGGATACTGATATGGATAACTTACAGAATGATTCACAGAATAACTACCAGAATAACTTACCTCCTGGATTCTATAGTGAATGGAACCTTCCACCTGAGGAAGTAACAAAACTGAATGAGTACTCCCTAGCAAGTTATGATCGCATGGGACTGAGGTTAGCATTATATAAAGAATACATAGGTGACATAGTAGGTATGACATCCTATGAAAAGAAGTTATTATATAAGGAAAAGTTATTTACTTGTATATGGCAGAATGATTCACTAGATGCTTTTCTAGAGTTAGATAAAAGAGCAAACAATTATTACTTTATAGTATCTATACGAGAGTATTGGGAGGAAACAGGTGAAGCTACTGGTGAAGTTAAGAGAGTAGCACTCATACAATTCGACAGGACAAAGACCAGAAAGAGTGCTAGACTCTAAGGCTTGGACTTGAAACTGAAATTTATAGAAGAATAGAAGGATAAGAGATATGAGTTCCTCCAGCACATATCATGCTAAAGAACGCCTCAGAGCATTACTTAAAAGACATAATATAGATAAGGAAGAGATACTCCCAAATGGTGGGATACCTTATACTAAAGATACTGAAACTGCATCGTACCAATTCACAGGTACAGGAGCAGAAACTACCGCAGCAGATATAATATACAATAACAACCAACTTAGGGCCATGGACCTAGCATTAGCGGGTAAACCACTGGTTCTAACTGGTGCAGCAGGTTCTGGTAAGACCACAACTGTCAAAGGCATGATCCAGAAACTTTTACAGGGTGATAAGATAAGTACACTAGGAACCACAGATCACAAGTGGTTACAGTCTGGACAACATTCTATAGCATGTGTATCTTTCACAAATAAAGCAGTTCAGAATCTTAAGAAAGCTCTGCCACGAGATATGCACCAGAATTGCATAACTATACATAAGTTGCTAGAATACCAGCCAGAATACTATACTGTATTTGATCCAGAAACTGGCACAGAAAAGAAAACAATGCAATTCATACCTTCTAGGAATGAGGGAAAACCCTTACCTCCTATAGATATCTTAATTATAGATGAAGCAACCATGGTCTCGGTGGACTTATGGAATACTCTAGCAGATTCTATATCACATAACTGTCAGATAATTGTGATCGGTGACATTCATCAGCTACCTCCAGTATTTGGCAAAAGTATCTTTATCCATGCTATGCAGATGGGGGCCGAGACTGTAGAACTTACACACATTTATCGCCAAGCTCTGGAATCCCCTATCATAGCTCTGGCACATAGGATTAAGAGTGGTAAGCAGATACCTGCTACTGAGCTAGATAATTTCAGTATAGATGCAGGAGCTAAAGGGAAAGTAACTATACATCCATGGAAAAAGAAACTTGGTGAGACTGCTGCAATTAAAACTATACAAATGTTTCTTCCACAACTGATAGACTCAGGACAATATGTGCCTGTAGAAGATGTGATACTTACACCTTTCAATAAGTCTTTTGGTACAATCATCATGAATATCTGTATTGCTACCCACCTAGCTAAGAAGGAGATTGATCCAGAGAAGAAGAAAGTATGGGAAGTCTATGCAGGTATTAAGAAAGTATACATACGAGTAGGAGAGAAAGTTCTCTACAATAAATCAGAAGCATTTGTAACTGAGATTAAAACTAACCCAGCATATTATGGTAAGTTACCTCGTGATCCTAGTGACACAATGGACTACAATGGAATGGAGTCAGATGTAGATAAGAGAATGGCAGCGGAAGCGGGAATTAACTTCAATGGTATGGACTCACTAGAAACTGTAGATGATATGTTATCTCACATGGCATCGCATACTGATGGGGAAGAAAGAATCTCCAGAGAGGCATCGCATAAAGTAACTGTGTATATACCTGACTTAGATATGACAAAGGAACTAGCTGGAAGTGGAGAACTAAACTCCATGGATTTAGGGTACGCACTTACAGTTCATAAGTCACAAGGTTCAGAGTATAGGAGGGTATTCTTCATAACTCATGCTTCCCAGTCTAATATGTGGTTCCGAGAGTTATTGTATACAGCAGTCACAAGAGCAGCAGAAGAACTCTATGTTATCTGCGAACCTAACTTTTTTGTTAAGGGAGTAGTGACACAACGAGTACCTGGTAATACACTGGAAGAAAAGATAGCCTCATTTGATAGAAATATGCAAATGTCTAAGAATGGAAGCAGTGAACTTCCACAAAAAACTCACTTGCTAGTGGACCATAGTTCTAGCTCACACAGTGAGAAGAGTGATTACTGGAACGGAAGATTACTGGAAATTAATACAGAAATAAGAGAGGATACCTAAATGGAAAGTAACTATATAATCATCGTGAACGCTACAGGTATAACTATTTGGGCTAGAACTTGTGACCTTAAAAAAGCTAAAGAGAAGTTTAAGGAGTTTGAAGAGACTGGAGAAGAAGAACTTTCATTGATTGAAATGTTAGATGACTTTACAAGTAAAATAATTATCCGAAGCAACTATCTGAAGCAATAACTAAGGGGACGCGAAACTTCTATGCAGGCAAGGGGTGTTGCAACCTACGGGCGCCCTTGTTATAGTGATCATGCCCAGGCAGCCGGGATAGGCTCCACTAAAAGTACCATCGCAAACCTAAATGATTGGAGAAACACAATGACTTCTATGACTCGTGTAGCAACTGACTTTCACTTTCGTACCAAGCAAGGTTATAAGCGTCCCACCTTGTCAGTGGAGTATGACGCACCTGATACTAACGGAATTATAGACCTCCTGCAGTCAGAGGATCAGAAAGTTGTAAGTATGATTGTTGATTCTGTACAAAATATTGTGCAAAACCACATTCGTTCCTATGTAGATAATGATCTGGAGTTCGATCAAGAGCGTCTTGATAAACTTGCAGAAGAGGGTAAAGTTTCTGTGAGCCATATTGCTCACATCCCAAGAGCTGATCGTTCTGTACTTTCCAAGGATGATCTGGAGCAGTTTGCTCAGGACTATATTGCAGTTATGCCAGAGATTACTGGCAAGGATATTACCCGAGTGCAAGCTGCTGCTACTCTCTTTGTGGAGCGTTTCAAGCGTGCTGCTGGTGACAACCAAGTTCTGGAAGTTCTCAAGGAACAGTTAGGTGTATTTGTAGAAGGCGCACCTGATGATATTGTAGATAGCAACGAGCGAGTTATTATCTGGGCTAATAACAAGCTGGATGAATTGCTCTCCATTAAAGTTACTGCTGACGCATTGTAACACAGTGACATAGTGACATAGTGACACAGTAATACAGTAATACATGGTACTCTCCCTTGCCTCCTTTGTCTCTAGTTGTGTAGAAGTTAATTCTTACAACATTTCAGAGCAAAGGGGGCTTTTTTATCCCTGGAGTATGTGAATAACGTCCTCATAGCTCAGTTGGATAGAGCGACAGCCTTCTAAGCTGTGGGTCGTAGGTTCGAGTCCTACTGGGGACGCCACTGTAGTAAAGGTATTAAAGGCATAAAGTGCCAGCAGGTGAGAGAATGGAAACACAACCTCGTAAGTACCAGCATCTATGGGAGCACTTACGGGACAACTCTCACCTGCAACTTACTGCACCAAGAACTGCACATGAAACTATTATGCAGGCACTTAGAAGGGAATCATTATATGATACAGTGTTCCGCTTTAAGTGTGTAGAGAAACATAAAGCATACCGGATAAGGTATAATTCAGTAGGAAACTTACTTATAATATATCTTGACTGGCTATCTAGGATTCCTAAAGACTTTATAGCTGGCAGACCTGATGTTAGAAACCGGAGAGAGTGATATGAGTGAGGCACAGAGTGAGGCACAAGTAGATAGAGTGCGGGATAAGATTATGGAACTGCAAGAAGCATTAGATCTTGCAATTCCAGGATTCCCTCACATTCTTAAAGACATACATGATACTCTTAGAGCTGCCCCAGAAGTAGTCACTATACTAGCTGAAGAAGAGATAGCAGTGATTGTTAAAGGGCTAGAGAAACATGCTGGAATAGAAGTGACACCTGCTAAAGCTAAGAAAGCTGCAAGTGCTAAGAGTAAGGTTCCTATTTCCGCCACTGATCTTTAGGAAGTATACAATAGTGGAGAGTACAATAGTGGACATACAAGAAAGACTAGCTAAGATACGAGCAGCTAAGCAAGAAGTTAAGCAAGAAGTTAAGCAAGAAGCTAGTGGGGAGAATAGGGAGAGTAGTGATGAGACTGTTTCTGGTAGTGGTATCAATAATGTCCTTTCTTCTATATCTCTTGTTGTCCCACTACTATATCCATTTGGAAGAGAAGAAGCAGTCGCAAATCTTAAACTCGCAATCGCACTTAACATCTACTGTAGACGGGAGTGTGCTCCTAATTATCACAAGAAAGGACTTATGATATTTGACACTATGCTAGATGAGAAGGCTGTAGATACATGGTTTTCTAGATACTGCATTGAACCCTATCCAGATGTGTGTAGATGCGGACAAGTATTTTATGGATCATGTAGCTCACTTAGAAGTCACTGCATACTGTGCGAAGGTTCTATTCTTAAAGCTAAGATAGGTGCCTATGATATACAACAGATTGCAGGACATACTGCTATACATTACTCATGGCTAGAGTATGCAGCAGCATGGGCACTAGCTAAGTTCCAGCCTTCTGTTATAGGATCACTGGAGAGAGAACAGGAGAGAGAACAGGAGAGATCACATGGCTAACTCTGGGAATGACCTAGACTTTTCAATGTTAGATGATAGCCTTGGAGACAGCACTGATAACACTAGCAATATCATACCCACAGTGGAACTAGAAGATCATCAGATTGATCCTCGTTACGTGCGATCATCTTACTCCAGCTCACAACTCTTACATGCTTGTCCTAGAAAGTATCAGCTTAAATGCTTGCAAGCAGAGAAAGCAGAAGATGCTTCAACCTCAGTTACCTTTGCATTTGGTAAAACAGTAGGCTTTGGTATTGCTGAGCTAGTATCAGGCAATACGCTACACCAGACTATATTTAAGATGTTCTTAGAATGGGACGTTGATTTCCTAGCTGAGAATGTTAAGCAGAAGAAAAGTTTTGCTCATGCTACCAATGCAATACAGATGCTTGCTTCTAGGCTAGAAGATGGAGAACTGTCTGAGTATGTAGTAGCTACCTGTGCAGGTAAGCCAGCAGCAGAACTCTCATTTAGAATTAAGTTCCCTGGGAAACATGCAATACATACTTATAGAGGTTACCTTGACCTAGTGCTCCAGAACATAATGACAGGTGAGTTTACTGTTATGGAGAATAAAACCAATAGCGGTACTTGGGTTAACCACTATCAATATAAGAATAGTTCCCAAGCTACAGGCTACGGTGTGGTACTAGATCAGATAGAAGGTGATAAGAGTTCCTATGATGTATTGTATTTCGTATTTATGACGAAGCTACTAAGGTATGAGGAGTTCTCTTTCCCTAAGAACTATCACCAGAGAGCTCTGTGGCTTAGAGATAGAATGTGGGATGTTCAAACTGTAGAGAGATTGTTTGAGCAAGAAGGTAACTATGGTATCTGGCCTATGAATGGCGAGAACTGTACTGCCTTTGGTAGAAACTGTGAGTATATGGATGTATGTCACCTAGATACCCAGAACCTCATGTCTAAGTTGAAGGAGAACCAGTTACAAGAACTGGATAAAGAAGGTAATATTAGAGAGTATGATTTTGAGCTTACACTGGAAGACTTACTCTAAAGGAGTTACTGTAATGTCTATTACAAGAGAAGAGATTGAAGCTACATTACTTAAGTTTCAACAGTCAAGAAACTATGATTTACACATTGGAGCACTTACTGCTATCTATGATCTAGTTGAGAATACTGGGGAAGCAGAAGAAAATGAGCTAAGGCAGGAACTTGTAACCAGCATTGTGTACTTGCAAACAGCAAAGGTTCATGACAAGATGGGTGAAGTAGCACTACTGACTCGCGGGATACGTGAAGTTATGGAGATAAGTGACGAACAGTTGTTACATGCACAGAAAGTAGTTGAGGCACAGATAGAGAAAGAGTCTAAAGAATCATCTGCACAAACATCTGCACAAGCGAAAGAGTCTGAGGAGAGTAATAATGAAACTAAGTCAGATGAAAGCACAGAAAACTAAGCGAATTCTAGTATACGGTCCACCTAAGAGTGGTAAGACTGAACTGGTAGGTAAGTTAAGTGAGAAGTTTAGAATCTTATGGTTTGACCTAGAGAATGGTTCAGACACACTACTGAAACTTCCTAGAGAAGAGCAGGAAAGAGTAGAGATTATTAAACTCCCTGATACACGAGGTTACCCTATAGCCATTGAGACTTGTCTTAAAGTTATTAAAGGCGGGGAAGTCACAATATGTGACACACACGGTAAGATAGGCTGTGCTAAGTGTGTAGATATTAAGATAAAAGAATTTAAGGATGGAGCAACTGGCACTACACTTAACCTGTCTGAGATTGGAAAGGATACTGTAGTAGTATTCGACTCATTGACACAGCTAACTAATAGTGCCATCGCTAACATTACTCGCAATAAACCTGATGATTATAAGATGACTTACGATGATTGGGGTAATCTAGGGAAAGTGCTAGACACCTTTCTATCCTATGTACAAAATGCTGCGTTCAATGTGTGTTGTATCTCACATGAAAATGCAGTGGAGATGCAGGATGGTAAAGAGAAACTTGTACCTACTGCTGGTACCAGAAACTTCTCACGTAACTCAGCTAAATACTTTGGTGAGGTTGTATACTGTGAGGTAGTTAACAAGAAACATAAGTTTGCATCATCTACCATCTATAAGAATAATGTACTGACAGGAAGTCGAGCAGGTATAACACTGGAAAACTCAGATGACCCTAAACTTACCGATCTCTGGGAATAACTGGAAGTAACTGGGAGTAGAGTTATGACAACAGAAAATTTACTAAGAGTATCTGAAGCTATGATAAGCGGAGAAAGAATTAAAGCTATGTCTCCTAGAGATAGAAAGCTTGCTGTGCTAGAAGCAGGAGATAGTCGGGCAGGAATTTATAACCATATCTGTAGTGTAGTTGATCCTATGGATGTGATGACAGATACACAGATATTTGGTGTTGAAATACCTTGGGATGATGACACGTGAATTTACCAGTTTCCCGATAGGGAAGGAGTAGTTACCCTAAGTAACTTAAGTAAGTAATTGCAAAGTAAGTGGTATAGAAAGCCAACCTAGTAAGTAATACAGTAAGCCAACCTAGTAAGCACACAAGTGCTAAGGATAGTAAAATGAGCGATGTTAATTTTGACCTTCTTGACTCCAGCATTGACGAACTTGCTGATCTGGAATCGTTTTCCCCAATCCCCGCTGGTACTCACCGTGTCAGCATTAACTGGGAGAAGAAGGAAATTAACGAGAAGCCTGGCGTAGTTCTTAATATGAAAGTGCTTGAGACTATTGAGATGTCTAACTCAAGCGAAGAGCCGCCAGAAATTGGTAAGGGGTCTGACATTCTCTTTCTTCTTAAGAAGGATGACGGCACCCCTAACACGATGGGGCAAGGCCAACTTAAAGAGATTGTTGTAGCACTGCGAGAAGTGCATGGCGGAGACACTATTGCACAAACTATGGAGAACTCAGATGGAGCAGAGGTAGTTGTTACACTTAAGATTCGGGCTAGTAAGAATGACCCGGATCAGAAGTTTAACTCCATTAAGACTATGATTGCAGATGTCTGAGGACTGATGTCTGAGGACTTAGCAATAAGTAACATAGTGAGTGATATAGTGAGTGATATAGTTAATATAGCCACAAGGAAGTGGCTTCTTTTACGTTTGTAGAAACAGGAGAGAAGAAATGAGTGAGTCAAACGCTATTAAAAGTAATAATGCTATTGAACATGGGTGTCGTATGCAAGGATACTTTGCTAAAGAATACTCAAGTTATGTAGATATTATTGAACTTAGAGGTTCTTTATACGTAAGACTATATAAAAAATCTACACCAGACGCAGTTAATAAAGCTAAGGATCTTCTTGCTATTCTTAACGCAGAGGATAGTGCGTATGAAGTGGCACAAGCCTGGGCAGTAGAAAGAGAAGGATATGCGGCTAGGATACAAAACTTAATAGAGTGCAATACATTCCTGAGAGAAAGTAAGGAAAAATTACAGGCCAAGGCATCTAAAGATGCTAACGGTGAAATAATCTTAACCCAGAGAGTTAACTGGCTTGAGTATTTACTTGAAAAGCAATCAAATGCTCTTAGTGATGTAGCTTACAGTCTTAGAGATAAATCTTAGAGATAAATCTTAGGTATAAATGAAAAGGTATAGACTGCTATGTCTAACTACACTCCTAACTTTCGTGATTCCCTCTGCGAGGGGGCTGGTAAGTGTACTAATTGTAGTGGCTGGGGCTTCATAGTGCAGCATAAATTCTCTGCTGAGAAACATAAAGTAACATGTTTCAAGTGCAGAGGTAAGGGGACGCGATGAATACTGCAACTAAGCCTGGAGGAGTAGTAATAGCAATTACTAATGAAGATAAACCTTACCTCCCCCGTTTTAAGCCAGCACTTAAAGGTGTTGCTTCTAAAGTATTTACGGGGAATATTGACACTCTTGCTGAACTTACCACTAAGATTAAATCAGCGGGAGTCTATCATGTTATCACTACTCGCCTAGATATTCTTAAGAAATTGCTCCCTCAAGGTAGAGAGAAAGGAGCCAAAATTGACAACTATGCAGGCTCCATCATTGAATACTATGGTGTAGAGTTCCTGCTAGTTAATCCGATGAGGCAGTTGGTGTCTAAATCTTATGGAGACTTCCTTAATCGTAGGTATGTCTCTAAGATTGTGTCTCCTAATAAATGGAGGAAGGAAAGTAAATTTGATTGGAAGATTGTAGCATCAGAACAAGACTTCCTAGAAGCTAAGTCATTTCTTGAGACTTGTGATATCATAGGAGTTGATATTGAAACTACAAGAGATAATGCTGCCATCAGATGCAGCGGGTACTGTGGAATTAGATTACAAGATAATACTTCCTTTGCCTATGTGGTTCCACTTAAAACTATGTCAAGTGTTTACTGGATGCGGGAGCTTAACTGGATACAGAAACCTAAAGTTTTTCAAAATGGAAAATACGACCTTGCATACTTTTGTCGCTACTCAGCACCGGTTTGGGGATATTACTTTGATACAGTTAATATGCTCCACTCATGGTACTCAGAACTCCCTAAAGACCTTGGTAGCGTATCTGCACTGCTGATAAGAAACAGTATGTACTGGAAAGACTTGGCTGCTACAGAAGATGAGATAGAATACTTTAAGTACAATGCACTAGACTGCTGGGCTACAGCTGAGTCTGCTATTAGCTGGATGTTAGAGGCACCGCAGTGGGCATTAGAGAATTATAAGATGAAGTTCCCCCAAGTTGTTCCTGCCCACATGTGTGAGATGCGGGGATTTCGTAGGGATATGGTAGCACTAGAGAAGTATTCTAAAGCCAGTGCGGAGAAACAAGATGCCATTCTTGAGAAGTTACAGAAAGCTACGGGCTATGCCAATTTCAATCCATCTTCACCTATTCAGGTTAAGAATCTTCTGCATGTACTTGGGTTTAAGAGGGCGGTATCTTCAGATGAAAAGACACTTGTTGAAGCTGCTACTAAACATCCACTAATGGAATGGTTTGCGGGTAACATTCTAGAGTACCGGGGACTTAGAAAAGAATCTTCTACCTATCTTACTGTTGGAGATGCAGCTAAAGAGTTCCCACCGCCCGCAGCTAGTACAGCCGATAGTAGGAGTAGAATACTTTTCGCACTTAATCCTCATGGTACAGATACAGGAAGATATGCTTCCCGCGAGCACCATTTCTGGTGTGGGCTACAAGTACAGAATATACCAGCAGATTCTGATGTTAAAGAAACTATCGTAGCTGACGAAGGGTTTGAATTCTATGAGGCAGACTACTCTCAAGCAGAAGATAGAGGAGTAGCTTATGGCTCAGGTGACGAAAACCTTCTTCATATATTCCTAAGTGATGTTGACTCACATAAGTATAAAGCTTCCATGTTTTTTGGTATTCCCTATGATGAGATAACTAAAGATATACGGCATCTAGGTAAACGTATCAATCATGGTGCTAATTATAACATGGGGGCGCAGATTCTCCTAGAGACTATGGGATCATCCAATGTAAGGACAGCTCAGAAACTATTGGAATTGAATCCTGCATTGAGTCAAGTAGAAGTATGTAAGCATCTGCTATTCCTGTATGAGAGAGCGTTCCCTAAAGTTAAGTCAACGTATTATGCTAGTATTAAAGCACAAGTGCGAGTAACTAATAAGTTAGTAGGTGCGACAGGTTGGACAAGGTATTGCTTTGGGGATCCTTCATCTAGCAAGATGGCACTTAATGCGTATGTAGCTCACGTTACGCAGTCTCTTAACGCTATGATCCTAGACAGAGCATTTCTACGAGTATTCCTAGAATTAGCTTTTCTCCCTGATTTCAAACTGGGGGCACAGATACACGATTCGATTCTATTCCAAGTAAGAATAGGCAGAGAAGATTTAGCTGAGAGAGTTAAAGAGCTCATGACTTTTCCAGTTAATATAACTGATTGCCAAGGAGTTGAGCGAGCTATGACTGTGCCAGTTGAGCTTAAGAAACTTGGCAGAACTTGGAGAGGTACCAGTGAATGAGTCCTCATATAATACCTTACATACTAATACCTTACATGCGGTACCTTCTAAGGCGACAAGAAATGATTTTTTTAATAAATACTTAGAGGTAACATCAGGTACAGAGGTTCCTACATTCTTTCGTAGATGGTCTATACTTACCGCAGTGGGAGCATGGATAGGAAGGAACGCTTACTTCTGTCATGGTGACTTCAAGGTATATCCTAATATGTATGTGATGTTACTAGGTGCTCCTGGTACAAGGAAGTCTACTGCTATTAAAAGAGCTAAGAAAGTTTTAGCACATGCAGGATACACTACATTCGCAGCAGAGAAAACAACTAAGGAGAAGTTCTTACTTGATCTCTCGGGAATAGAGGGAGAAGAAGATGTAGATGGATTCTTAGACCTTAATCTAGAAGAAGGAGCAACTGAATGTTTCATAGTAGCAGATGAGTTCAATGACTTCTTCGGCAATAATATAATTGATTTCGTATCATTGCTAGGTGTACTCTGGGACTATGAGGGTACATATAAATCTAAAGTTAAGAATGGGGTATCAGTTGAGATACCTGATCCAACCATATCTATACTAGGGGGTAACACACAATCTACATTCGCTAATACCTTTCCACCAGAAGTAATTGGACAAGGCTTTTTCTCCAGAATGGTAGCAGTATATTCGGAACCTACTTCTAAGAAAATAGCCTTTCCTAAAGCACCAGATGAAGATAAAGTAGATGAACTCGCTGAGCACTTACAGGCTATGAGAACCTGTTGCGTAGGTGAGTTAGCTATTACTGAGGATGCAGTACAGTTGCTGGAAAAAATATATCTCTCGTGGAAACCTATAGAAGATGAGAGATTCGCACATTACGGGAATAGGAGACTGGGGCATCTACTTAAATTGATTGTTATAATCACAGTAGCCAGACTCTCCCAAACTATAGAGAAGGAAGATGTAACATACGCTAATACTATCCTAATGCATACTGAACACTTCATGCCTAAAGCATTTGGTGAATTTGGCAGAGCTAAAAATGCCAGTGTATCACATAAAGTATTGCAGATTATTGAGACTTGGCCTGAGACTAGACCTATTGAGTTTGGAGAACTGTGGCCTAGAGTATCTAATGATTTGGGTGATTTACATGAGCTAGGTGATATAGTACGGGGTCTAAGTGCTGCGGGTAAGATACAAGTAGTGGATTCAGGATTTCTTGCTAATAAAGTTCCCCTGGATGTGAGGTATGACGATATGGTTGATTACTCCTATCTTACTAATGCTGAGATAAATGGGGAGTAGTTCCAGCGGCTTGAGGGACTCGAACAAGAGTTACGCCGCCAAACTGAGGAGGAATGACAAATGAATCAATCTACGAAAACCATTCGCGAGTGGATCGACTCAATGCCAGATGGCGACGACCACATGCACAACTTGGTTATATACAAAAGTAAGATGTACCGTATCATCGTCGAGCAACTAGATGCGGACAAGATGGATTACTCTGTTAGAGATTTTATCTTAAAAATCAACTTGGGGAAATAGGAGCAAGACGATGAATGATATTATAGCCAGACTTAACTATTTTATTGAGTACGCAGATAAGACCAGAAAATATGCTGACGCCGGATTCTATGAAGATTGCAAGGCAGAGATCGAGCAATTACGGGCGCGCTTAGGTGAGGCTAGAAACCGTGTACTTGAGGATATCTTACAGCAATCTCGCCGCGTTAGAAGTTATACCAATCCGGATAAAATTTTTGATGCGGTTCCAGTAAGAGTAATTATGCCCGAAGTCGCTGAAAAGCAGGAGAAAAATGATGAAATTTAGAAAGAAGCCAGTAATTATTGAGGCCACTCAATGGTTCAAGAACGGGGATCACCCGATGGACTATTCGGAGCCCGTAGAAGGTATGCAAAAAGGAAAGTGGACCGTGTTCAGCCCAGAGTACCAAGAGTCGTTGGCATGGGAAGGCCAAGTCGTGGGATACTACCGAACGCCAGAATGCGACGGAAAAAACCCGTGTAAGCACTGCGATAGAATCATGGATGACCACGGCTGGATAGACACGCTGGAAGGCGGACACATTGTTTGCCCTGGAGACTGGATCATAACTGGCGTCAGCAATGAACACTATCCATGTAAGCCTGACATTTTTGACAAAACATACGATGCAGTCTAATTACTTATAGATAGA